CGATCCGCCTGCTGGCCCAGCCGCTCGCCGGGCGGCCGGGCTGGCGGGAAGAGTGGCGCACCTAGGCAGCACAAACCGGCCCCGGCGGCGTCACTTAGGGGGTGGCGTGGCCGGGGCCTTGTGTTGTCGGGGTCACTTGTCGCAGGCGGCGGGGCGGAATGCGGGTTCGTCGTTTCCGTGCTGGCCGGGGGCACACTGGTTGCTGTTGCCCGGGCCGGGGACAGCGTCGGCGATCGTGGCGCCGGAGCCGAGCACGATGAAGCTGAGCGCGGCGGCGGCGATGAGGCGCTTCATGGTTTCACCTCCCCCCGGTCGAGAGAAGGGGTGGACCGCCGCCCGGTGCGAGGGGATGACCGGGCGGCGGCCTTCATACCGCCGCCTGGGGGGAACGGGCGGCGTCTAGCGACTGCGCACCTTCAGGTAGATGGTGCGGTCGTCGGTGCGGCCTTGCGCGGTGGTGACCCGGAACCGCACGGTGGCGTCGGTGCCTTCGGTGCCGCCAGAGATCCATGCCCTGACTATGGTGCCGGCCAGACTGTCCGAGTCCTTCACCACATTGCCGGACTCGACCGCCACGCTGTGGCTGGTGATGCTATCGCCGGTGGCGAGCCAGTCCACCCAGTCGCGGCCGTAATCAAGCACAGCATCGGGGTCCTTGATGTAGATGCTCACGCGATCACCGACTCTCTCACTTCCGCAGGAACGATAGCTATGCGAGCTTCCGCAGGAACAACAGCAATACGGTTTTCGGCAGGGACGACGAGCATACGTTCTGGCGGTGTGGTCAGGACGCCGGCCTCGATGACCACCGTCGGGATGCTGGCGGTCGCGGTGATCGTCGCCGGGGTGATGAGCACGTCGCCGGTCGTAGTCACGGTCGGTGCTGGGAGGCTCGTCGTCGCCGCTACGACGCTCGGCGCGATCGTCACCGATCCGGTCACCGTCGGCGCCGGGATGGTGGTCGTTGTGGCGACCGTGGTCGCGGTGATGGTCTGCCCGGTGATGATGGCCGGGCTGCCGACGCTGACCGTCGCAGTGACGGTTGCCGGGACGACGGTCGCTGATCCGCCAGCAGACACGCCAGGCGTCGGGACCGATGCGGTGCCGGCCACGGCGGTGGGTGTGACGGTGGTCCCGGCGGACAGCGTCGGTGTGCCGATGGTGGCCGTGCCCGTCACGCTGGCCGGTGAGACCGTCGATCCTGCCGAGATCGTGACCGATGGAATCGCGGCGGTGGAGGCGACGGTATCTGGTGCGGTCGTGGACCCGGCAGAAACGGTCACCGCTGGCACTGTGGCGGTCGCTGAGACCACGCCAGGCTCGACGGTGGCGGAACCACCGACGGTGACTATCGGCGCGCCTATGGACGCCGCAGCGGCGACCGTGGTTGGTTGAACGCCCGCCCCGGTCGACACTGCTGGTGCGCCGATCGAGGCTGCGGCTGCGACGGTGGCCGGTGTGACGTTGGCGGCGCCGCCGGCTTCGACTGTCGGCGCGCCGACGGACGATGATGCGGCGACGGTGGTCGCGGAGACGGTTACCCCGACGGTGACGGTGACTGCCGGGATGAGCGCCGTGGCCAGCACCCGTGCCGGGGTGACGGTGGCGTCTCCGGAGGTCTCCGCCTCGGTGGTCGCCGACACGACGTCGGACCATTCCGACAGTTCGCGGACCGTTGGCGAACCGATGCTCGCCGCAGCCTGCACGGTGGCCGGGGTAACTGTGGCGCCACCGGCGTCAAGAGTCGTGCCCGTCCAGGACCGAGTCGCGTCGCCCCACGTGGTGACCGACGAACCCCACGCCCCGGCTGGCACCGGAACGATCACGGTCGGAGCCGGGACCGAGGCCACCGCGGCGACCACGGACGGCTCCACGGTGGCATTCAGGGCCACGCCGGTGACGGTCAGCGTCGGGCCGGCAACCGTATAGCTGTTCAAACCGGCCAGCCGGACTACGATTGTGTTGCCGTTGGCGACATCCGCACCGACGATCTGTAGTGCATACTCAAACTCGGTGTGCTGGCTGGTCAGTGCGATATCGGTTGGATTGCCAGTCTCTGATCCGTGGCCGCTGACGAAGCCACCAGCGCCGCCGAGGGCAAGATCCGACGTCGTGTCGTTGTCGGCGAACTGCGATGATGCGACAGCCTTGACGATCGTTGAGGTAGTGGTGACATTTTGAAATGTGCCACCGTTCAGATTCGCCTCGAGCTGACCGCTTACGACGGCTTCCGCGCCCGCGTTCTCCTCTACCGCGAACCGAACCCGGAAGATTACATCGGCATCCTGCGACCAGCCCGTATTTAGCGCGGGATCTCCACCGCCGAATGCGGCATTGAGCAGGGCCGTGTCATCCGCTCGGCCTCGGAAGCCGACTTGTGCCGAGTTCGGATTGATATGGGTCATCGACTCGGCCTCCTGATCATGTCAGGGTCGGCCAGCGCACGATCAATAATCGCCTGATGGTCAGCGTTGGCAATCGTCCGACCAAACAGCACCCGCTTGTCGCCGGGGCGGGCCAGATAGTCGAACAGGCCGAACAAGTCGCCGCCGAACCATTCCGGATCGTCCCACCAGTAGTAGTCGAACCGGTGCACCGGGTACCGCCCAAGTTGGCTGTTCGGGTCATCGTCACGGACGATGATGATCTGAACGTTCAGTGCGGGAGCCTGTGACGGCGGGCCGTCGGCGTCGGAGAACGTCGATCCGTCGCCGTAGAAGATGCGCCATCTCATCGGACGGCTCGCACCCTGTAGTCGTACTCTGTGGACGCGGCCAGGTCGATGTCGTCGTATTGGGTGCCGATCACGCTCTGCGCCACTACGACGCCGTCGCGTTCCACGTCATAGCCGTCCGCGGCCAATACCGCATTCCACGTCAGCCGAATGCTCGAGCTCGACAGCGGGGTCGCCGTAAGCCCCGACGGTGGACCCCACAGCAGTGGCGTCGGGATCGTGGCCCGCGCCGCGATGACCAGCGGGAACAGCCAGGCGTCCTCGTCGGTCGTGCCGCCGACACCGAGCTGGTCGCCACTACCGACCATCGATGATCCGACGATGAACGCTGATGCTGCCTCTCCCGTCGACACGAGTACCGACGGCACCGATGCTGCAACGGCGACGGTGACTGCGTCGATCGAAGCGTTCTCGCCGGCGGCCACGTGCCGGACGCGCAGGATGCCCATCGCCCCGGCCGAGGACACGCCGGTGATGGTCAGCGCCCGGGTCGGCGCCACCGTCGGCGGCCCCGCGGTGACCGTGGCGCGCGCGCTGGTCAGCCGCGCGTCGTCACCCTGAGTGGTGCCGGCGTCGAAGTCCTCGGTGATCGCGCTGATCGTTAGCCCGGTGGCGGTCAGTGATCCCACCGTGAACCCGGTGACCGAGTCGGTTCGCGCACCGGACGGCAGCACCAGATGATCGTCGGCGAGCCAGTCCGGTACCCCGGCCATCACCTCGGACCAGGACGTTCCCGCGGTCTCCTCGGACAGCACGTCCAGCACGGTCTCGTATGTGCCTGCCGCGCTCTTGCGGAACACATAGATGGCGGCGGCCAGAAAGTTCCCCTGGCCGCCTTGCTGACCGACGCTGGGCGCGGCGTCGCCGGCCTGCAAAACCCGCTCGAACACGGTGATGCGAATCTTGCCTTGATCAACGCCGGAGCCGGTGATGCCGCCGAGCCCGGTCCCCACCTGGGGCCAGCCGCTCGGTTCGGATGGACCATTCGTCTCGGTGCGATGCTTGGACATGACGACCAGACAGGCCAGGTCGTCGGCGGTGACCGAATAGCCGGAAGGGAAAGCAGAACTGACGCTGTTAGCGGAAGCTTGGTAACTGGTAGGCGTGGCGACCAGGGTCAGCGTCACGGCATCCCCCGATCAGGCGGTGTTGTTCCACACTCGCGGATAGCGGCTCGCGGTGACGCCGCCACCGGAGAACCGGTGTGTCAACTCCTGATACTCGTCCCCCGGATCGGGGTTAGTCAGGCCCATGTTCCCGAACGGGATCACATGCCCGGTGGCCGCTGACCCGTCACCGTTGAAGCCGAACAGATTGCGACCGTTGAAGTTCAACCGCGCCTTGCGCTCGGCGTCGCTCGCGCCGCCGTCCATTTGGATCAGACAATGCGAGTCGTCACCGCTGTTCCAGCCGAGGACCTGACAGTTCGTCATCGCGATCTTGTGTTGGACGATGACCTCGGTGTTGTCGATCGTGCACTTGATGATCCCGCGACGACCTGCCGTCTCGCTGGCGGTTGGCACTTGGTCGGACAGTCCACCGGACTCGAAGTGGACTCCGTCAAAATGGGCCATCACATAGTGGGTGTTGTTGGCGCCCTCGATGGCGTGGACTCCGGCGTCGAAGTGGACGAACCCCTTGGCCGCGTCGACCAGGATCGCGTCCCAGGCGTCCCAGGTAACGTCACGGATCGACACGAACGTCTGGCTGGCGACCTTCATATAGATGGCATATCCAGCGATGCGGTCCCATCGACCACCGCGAATCCAGAAGTTTGTTGCGCCGACGCTGTCAATCTGGATGCCGTTGCCGGCAAAGGCGCCCATGTGGACCTCGTCAAGTCCGGTGCCGGTGTCGATTTTCGCGAAGTTGGTGCCGGAAGGGCCGAAGCGGATCGCAGTATTGGCGACGTTCAGCCCGGCGAAGCGTACGTTGCGGAACAGCGCGGCTTGCAGGTTCGGCCCAGACGCTTCGGAGTTGAACATAGTGCCACCGGCGGCACCGCCCCACGCGATGTTGGGCATGTTCACGACCCGGTTGAATCCCATTGATCCGACGCCCCAGGTCCATACCGACTGCTTGGTCAGGTCGGTCTGACATTCGATGGTGTCGGTGATGCGATAGGTACGGTTTCCGGGGAACACGACCACGCCGAACCCGCCGGCCTCCTGCGCTGCGGTGTACGCGGCCTGGATGGCAGCCGTGTCGTCGGTGCCCGCGCCGAAGGTGGCGTGGCTGGAGTCGCCGACGGCGCCATAGTCGAGGACATTGTGGCCCTGGAAGTCGCCGGTGCGTTGGAACACCCGCTTGTCGACGATCTGGTCGGCGGTGACAGTAGTGCCGGTCGTGAACCCGTTGGGCACGTACACCGCGGCGAGCACAGTGCGGTCGGACGGGATGTCCGGCAGCAGGGGCACTGCGCCGGGGGTACCTACGACCGCAGCCTCGGTGCCGATGTCGTCGACGGTGATGAGATCGATGCGATCGTTTCCGCTGGCGTTGGCGTTGAGCGCCACGTTCCCAGCGACGATGTTGACGTACACGCCGTTGACCAACGCGATGCCTGTAGCGACGGTGACGGATCCGTTGGCGGCACCGGTGGTGGTGACCTGGCAACCGGTGTTGATGCCATAGTCGTGGATGCCGGCGGCGATGATGTCGAAGTCGGTCTCGGTGACCCGGGCCTGACCGGCATGGGTGAGTCCGGCAACATTGGGGATCTTGAACGGCATGGCCGCCTCCTAGCCGATTTGGACGAAGACCCGGTCCAGGCCGTTGATCGGCGTCCGAGTCGACGTGAATGTGGCAGGAGCCGAGGACTGCCCAGTCTGGATATAGCCGGACCACACCACGTTGGCAATGGCGATGCTGGTCGCGCCGACGGCGTACAGGCCGCTCGAGCAGCCGGACAGGAGCGACGTTGCCGTCAATGTCAGCGTGCCGATCCAGCGAACACCGCTGACATCCTCAGCCGTAAAAGTCTCGGACTTGACTCCGGCCGTCGTCGTGTCCAGCGCCGCGGTCGCCTTCTGCAACGTCGTCGGATATGAGCTCGTTCCGTTGTCGTTGTAGATGAGCAGCGTCTTGGTTGCCCCGGCGGCACCGCCGGTGGCGACGTTGATGCCCAGGCCGGTGACCGTGGTGCCCGGCGGGAAGTCCATCCGGAACAGCCGCACATCCCCGACTGAGTTGGTTTGCGCAGAGATGGATGCCATGAACGGCGGCGAATACCACAGGCCCGAGCCGAACTGGTGCTTGAGCCCGCCACCGAGTGTGGCTAGCGCCACGATCTCGTCGGCCTGCTTCTGCTCGAGCGTCACGTGGCTCGGTGCGGACAACGGGTCGGTTGATGTGCCAACCATTCCCGAGAAGCTGGGCACCGTACTGGGATATTGAGCAGCCACGCTCAGCCTCCTGTCAGGTTTCCGCCGACCAGGTCGGGGCCGCCGACGAATGACCGGCCTGTCACGAACGCTGGCCATGCCGGCGGCTCCGTCGGGGTTGGGGTCGGCGTCGGCCCGCCCCTGTGGTTCGGGCGGTGGTGCGTGACGATCACGCCGACGATGCCGAGGACGAATCCGCGGCGGGAAACGATCATCCGCCTGGCGTCAAGTCGATGGCGAAGATGCCCGCACCCGCCCACGCAATGGCGAACGTGCCATTCGTCGTCGCGTAGTCGGCGCCGAAGTTCACCCCGACGATCAGTGCATCCGCTGTTGGTGTCGTCAGCGCGTCAGCATAGATCTTGCAGCCACGCACACCGGGCAACGTAGTGGACGCCACGGACACATCGGTCGCGTCGAACATCAGCGAACCGGCCGGCGACTCCGACACTGTCGTGCCGGTGAGTGCCACACCGCCGGCCGCCCAGTTCGTGCCGGTCACCTCATTGGGCGTCGCGTACGCGGTCTCAGTGGAGAAGTTCGGCGTCTCGGTATTGGTGTAGAGCGCCAGCTTGTGCGTCTCCAGGTCTAGGTTGAGCACAAGACCGGACGTGTCGAGGAGATCACGGAAGGTCAGGTAGTACAGTCCCGATGCGGTCCAGGCCATGACTCAGACTCCCGTCTGCTCTGCGTCGCCGCCAATGCTCAGACCGGTGCGGCCCTCGCGTTCCTCGGCACGGATCTTCTGCACCTTCTTGACCGCGGCATCCCGGGCCTTGCGATTCTCGTCGGACGGGTCCTCGCGGTACGCGTCCTTGGCGGCCACCAACTGGTCGACCGCCGCCGTCTCACGGCTAGTTGCCACGGCGTAACTCCTCAGCCTTGATCTTGATGGGTTCTGGTTTGACCGTCACGTCCTGGCCATCCCAGCGTTCAGTGACGTCCACCTTGTGGTGGTCATGCACGTCGGTAGTGACTTTCCGCAGCTGCTTGCGATTCGGGTCGAGGAACAGCAGCGAGCGGTAGTGCTCGGCCTGGGTTTCGCAGCAACCGCGGGCACAAGGCATCAGTCGATCACCTCGCCGAAGCACTTGGTGTTGCCGCTCGCCTGCTTGCGGTCGGCCGGGTACAGGTGGATCGAGAACGCCCCGGGCGTGGCCACGAAACCGCTGATCGGGTTGAACCGATCCCAGAACGCGAAGTAGCCGGGCAGCGTCCCGTCCGGCTGCCAGTAGCGCGGCAACACGACCAGGTCATGGCCGTTCTCGTCCAGCAGCGCGCCGACATTGGCGTGCGCGTTGTTCGACGGGTCCTTAGCCCAATTCAATTCGCCGATGTACTGCCCGCCGGGGGTACCACCGGACACCTCGTAGTACCAGGTACCCGGTTGGCCCTGATAGAGCGGCGCGACCGGATCGACGGCATTCAACTCGGCCGCACTGATCGGGGGCTGTTGGACTCGGCATTCGAGTCCGTGCGCACTTGATGCTGTGGCGAACAACAGGACAGCAACGAGCAGCAGGACGCGCCTAACCACTCAGCTTCTCCACATCGGTCAGCGATGGACCCGTCCCAGTCGTCATCGCATCCGAACCGACCGAGGTGAGCACGGACAGCAGCGTGGCCAGTCCGGCGATCGAGGCGCCCTTGACCCAGTCGACCTCGAGGATTCCGGTCGCGTCGGCGACGAGGAACGCGGCGAACGCCTGCGCGAAGGTTTTTACTGCTCGTTCGGCGGCGGCCTTCCAGAAAGCGGCAGTGAGCATGGTGAATCCCCCTTCATCGGTGCCAGGGACTGAAGTCCCAGGCAAAGTGCAACGCCAGGAACGCGAGCCCCAGCAGGAACAGGTCGACAGCGTCGGCGTTGACACCGACGGCGGCCAGGAAGATGAGCACAGCGGCGATTACGGCGAACATCACGGCTCCTCAGGTGGTTCGTTCTCGGTTTGGCATGGCAGGACCACGCCCTCGCGGCGCAACTCCAGCGACACCAGCCGGTGGATCGCGAGCAGCGCGCCGACCTGTTCGGACTTTGATGCGACATGAGTGATGTGCTGCGCTTGAAACATCAACTCAGAGCGGAGTTTGCTCAATTTCATTCGGTTGGCGCTGCCTCTTCGGTCTTGCACATGCTCGCGGGCATCCCGCCGATCACCTGCTCGGTATCTCCGTTCGCATCAGGCTTGTCGTAGGTGATGACCATGCGGCAGTCGCCGCCGTTGACGAACTTGACCGAGGCGATGCCGCGACCGTCCGCGCCGTCCGCACCAGCGGGTCCAGGAGGGCCGACGATGGACTCTCCCGGCTCACCCTGCGGCCCGGGCGCACCGGGCTCTCCAGCGGGCCCCTGTGGCCCCTGGACGCTCTCCCCGGCGGGGCCTTGCGGGCCTTCGACGCTGGCGCCCGGCGGCCCGGGCGGGCCTTGGATTCCCATCGAGCCGGGGAAGCCTCGCGGGCCGGTCGGACCGGGAACGGTGGAATCCCTGCCGGGCGGTCCAGGTGGGCCCGGCGGGCCGGGGATGATCTCGGCCGGCCGTTCTTCCACTTCCTCGGCCTGCCGGCACAGATCCCCGAGCTCTATCGCGGTCAGACCCCGGCGCTCGCACGCGGCCCGAACCTGAGCGGCGATCGACGCGGCGTTGTCGGTAGCCAGCTGAGCCGAGCGTTGCGAGGTGGACCGGTCGAACAGGATCCACCCGACCAGCAACAGCAGCAGAGCGAGCAGAATGATCGTGAGCCGGTGGCTGCGGCTGGTGGGCAGCGGGTTACGTCGAATCATTGACCCCGCCCTCTTCCACGACATCACCGACGCCGTTGATCATGCGCCGATAGCGGGCGGCGGCGTCTTCGGCGGCCCACCTAGCCTTGCGTTCCTGCTCGACGTCCTCACGCAGGTCGATGACCTCAGCGCGCAGGACACCTATCTGTGAACGCAAGTCCTGGATCTGTGCGTCGTGGCGAGCCGTGATCTCGCGGATATCGTCGGCGTGCTGCTCGCGTTCTTCCTTCATCTCATCGGCGTGCTGCTTGCGAAGATCGCGTAAGACACTTTGGTAATCGCCACGGTCACCGGACGCCTGACGCATCAAATGCAGGACTAGGAAGACCAGCAGCCCGAAAAATCCTGCGCCGGGAATGAGGGTGGACCACTCTGGAATCTCCACGCATTTGCTCCCCCCCGCTCAGAGTCGCTCGTCGGTGCGTACGGTCTGCTCGGCCGCCGACCCAGCAGGCGGCCGGGCACCTCCCGGGCACGGCTGCCCGCTGACGCGGTGCCGTTTGATGTAACCGGTGGCGAACGCCAGCGGCCGCTCCCGCCCGCATACCGTGCACACCCCGCGGTCAGGTGCCGCGCCGCGGATGGTGCGAAGCGCCCTACGGCGCACGACGGCCATCACACCGGCTCATCGCTGACGTAACCGACTAAGCATCGACCGGGTGGTGCGCGGCGGCGGCCACGGGGCGGCCATCGCCAAGTCCGCGGCCGGCAGATACTTCGCGTGACTGCCCGAGTTGTACACCGCCCACGCCTTCCAGCCGTCCGGCACCAACCCTTTGCTGCGATGGATCCGCTCGGTCTCGTCGAACACCTGCTTGGCCAGCCGGGCGTTCACGACCGGGTCACGCCAGTCGGGGGTGGCCTGGATCTTCGCGGCGTGCCACTTGTTGCTGATCTGCAGCCAGCCGTGGTCGTGGTTGCCGTACGCCGGGTCGGTTGTGGCGCGCTTACCCAGCACCTCAGTATCGCCGCCGGACTCGGCCAGCCCGACCGCCACACCCACCTCGGCCTGCTCGGGTGTGAATCCCGCCTGCAGCAGGCACCACGCCATCTCGTTCGGGGACAGGATCACGGTCTACGCCGGCTCGTCTGCGACGCCCTCGAGCAGCACGTCGCGAACACCCTGCTTCACCGTGGCCAGGTCGATCGAGGCGGATCCGCCGTTCGGGAACTTGCCCACCACCGCATTAGCGATGGCCTCGATCAGCGCCGCCTGATCGAGCTGGCCGATCAGTTCAGTGAGGGAGTTTCGGGTCTCCGCTGTGAACTTGTGCACTGCGGCCAATATCTCGCGCGGGGTGTTGGATCCGCCGTCGGTCAGTCGTGTGATCGGCGACCGGGTGTCGCTACGGATGTCCAGCGCGATGCCGCGGATAGCCATGAGGGCGTCGTGCTCTTCTGGGGTCATATCGTCCTCCGGGTCGATGCCACCGCCGATGTCGCCGGGTGGCGGGATGCTCACGCCGCCGCCGTAGACGGGATGGTTGACAAGCTGATAGTTCAGCGCGGCCTCGAGCTTGGAATACCGGAAACCGCCCGGATCCCAGTGGTCATTGCCGGAGGCGTGGACATGGCCGAGAATGCCCCGGTAGGCATCGAACTGTGGGCCGGACAGCCGCACGTCGTTGTACCAGGTTTTGCGGCCCTCCCGCCACGTCACGCTCGACTGAATCGGCAGATCCCAGTCGCGGTGACACTGCAGAATCATCGCCGCGATGTCCCGCAGGTGACTGGTGGTCAGATCCCCGACCCACAGCCCGCCCCGCTCCACTGCCAGGCGGTACTCGCTATAGCAGATGATCTCCAACTGGAACACGTTGTCACGGTTCTCCCGCACCAACGTGGACGATGGGTCGCGCAGTGCGCGGGCCGAGCGGTTGATGCCGAAGTGCTGGCGTATCTGCCGGAACTTCGGGTAGTAGGTGGCGTTCGGCGCCGACGCTCCCGCGCTGTAGCCGGGCCAGCCGCCGGTCTCGGTGGTGTGGATCAGGAATTTGTCGACCCGCGGGAACGTCGTGCCGCTGTAGTTGTCGGCGTACCACTGCGCGGTGATGTTGGCGCCGCGCAGGTAGATGGTCGGCACTAGTCGTCACCCTCGGGCACCGTCGGGTGCGACTCTTCCTCGAGCTCGTTCGGGTCGACCGGCTCCTGTGGGCCGTCTGACTCGTCCGGTGGTGGAACATCGATGTACGGGTCGCGTTCGTCAGACATGATTCCCCTCATCTCCATCAGATCGCCACGGACCGTGTAGCGTTCGGTTCGTCTCGTCCCCGCGACTAAGGCCCCACTTCCGAGTGGGCGCGGGGGCGGGGCCTAAGATCCCTATTGACAGATCCCGTCATGCGCGTACAGTCAGAAGTGATCTACTTAGCCTTAGGAGGGATCACCATGCGTAAGCTCGTCGCGGCCCTTGTCGCCGCATTCATCGTCTTCGGTGTCAGCACAGCGCCGGCCGAGGCCAAGCCACCGATCAAGGTGTGCCTCAAGCACCACTGGCCGATCAGCAAGTGCCGCGACCGGATCGTCATCATCCTGCCGCCCGAGCCGATCCCCTACCCGGACTCCGTGCGAGAACCTGGCTCGGGGATTCTGCCACCTGCGCCCATCGCTTATCCTGGCCGCTGATCTCAGATCCGTCGCCGCCGGCCGCGCCGCGCCAACTCAGCCAACGCCCGCGACACTGACAACGGATGCGAATCCAGCTCCAGCGTCGCCGACGCCGACGTGGTGTCGTAGTCGACCGCGACGATGCGGAACACAGTCACCCCGTCCCGGTCGGTCGCATTCAGCGAATTCAGGTTCGGCGCGATGCCCCGCACCCGGATCAGGTTCCCCGGCCGGATCTCCCACGGCATCACCGATGTGCCCCGGTTGTGATCGTAGATCGGGCGGGCGATGGTGAGTGTGCCTGCATTTGGTGGTGAGGCATATTCGGCCAGTTGCTGGCCGCCGGCCTGAGTGGCGTTCGCGGCGGACGACCGTTCACTTCCGAGGTCCACCTGCAGCGTGCGGGTGATCCCCGCGTCCGTCAGCGCTTGCACGCTCTGTGTGCCGGCGACGGTGTGATAACGGCCCTTCCAGTCGGTGTAGGCGATCAGCGCTTTGTTATACAGATCAACAGCGCTGCTGGGTCCGTCGTAGCCGTCGACCACATCGGCCTCATACCGCACCGTGGTCGGCTGAGCTACCCACTCGAACCGATGCTTGCCGGCGCTATTGGACTCCCACGCGAACCACTGGAACCCCGGCTCGAGACTGATCAGATGATCCAGCACCTCCCGAGCTGTCGTACCACCCGGATAGCAGAGATGATCGACATGATATGTGGTGGACTCGATGACCGCGTTCGCCCCGTCATACAGCGGGAGAAATCGGCCGAGCAGATCGGCGACGATCTCATGAGCGAACACGAAGCTGTCGGTGTAACCGGTGGTGATGTCCATGCCGGCCTTATTCTTCAGTTTGGCGCGGACGAAGATGCCGTACCAGTCGCCGTATTGGCTGTCATCCCCAGCACCCAGGGTCGTCGTTCCGCCGGCGATTCGCTGCATACGCAGCGACACCACAGAATGCCCGGATGGGATGGCGTTCGTTCCGCCCAACGAGGCAGCCATCACGGTCTCGCTGGTCGACACCGTCGCATTAGCCACGACGCTTGTGGAGCCGGACGGCGCCTGACGGGTCACGATACGGTTCTCATGATTCGAATGGGTCTGGCCATTTTTCACCGCGGCCCGAATGTGGGCGACCTCACCGCCGGCGTAATAGATGGCCCGATAGATGACATCGATAGTCGACACCGGGGCGACGCTGGTGATTGTCGCGCTCGCTTCCCACATCAACCGGACAGCTGAGATGTCATCGTCCAGGTTCGTCTGCTCCACACGGGTCCGCGAACGCGGATTGGCGGTGAACTCGGACGGCAACCACCTTTCGCCCTCCGAATCGATCGGAATGTAGGGAAACGCGTCGTCGGCGGCGTGTGCGGCTGGACCTATCGCCGCTATCTCCCACACCTGACCGTCACCCGTGGCGCTGCGTCCAAGATCCTCGGTCCGACCTTCACCAACAACTTGGCCGTTGCGTTCATCGTAGACGTAGACATGACCAAAGTAAGCCAACTCATCTGGCGTCAGAGTCAGCGGCCGATCAAGCGCGAACTGGACGTGTGCGAACCCACCGTTCTGGACACTGCGAGTCCGCAGTGAACGAAGCTCATTCTTGACGTGCCGGTCGGCGCGGGCGGTCTTTAATCTGACGGTGAGCGGGATCGGCAGCGTCATCAGGTGCTCGCTGGGCGCACAGTCAGATAGCGCGGATAGTAGGACAGTGACACCGACGCCGTCGCAGTGATCGCATGGTCCGCGCCCGACCCGACTTGATGCAATATGTAAATCCGATTCGCCTGGTTTGGCGTCAGCATCGGGAATCCGCCGATCACGCTAGGTGTGCGAATCGAGGCCACCTGACCAGACGCATTACGGCCATGCACCGAGTTGTCGTAGGCATCCAGCCAGAACACCGACGCGAATGCCGAGGTCAGCCACGACACCATACCCATCCGGTCATCCGCTGGCACCAGCCACAGATAGTCCAGATCCAGCGTTCCTGTACCGGCTGTTCGCTCAGCCAACACCAACAGTTGGAAATCGTCGTCGACGACGAGCTCGACACCACTGAGGAAGTCGTACACCGGGTCAGGGCCTTGCGGGACTGTGACCAGTCCCAGGTCCGCGATCCTTATGCCGATGGAATCCGGAAGCGTGACCGGGTCGTTCTCGATCGGGTTGAAGCTTGAGCCACCCCATGCCAGATACACGTTGATGTCATCCGTGGCAGTGTTCTTCCGGTAACGCAGGAACACACGATATGTGCCACGCAGGTCCACCGAAGGCGTGCCCAGATCGCTCATGGACAGACGGGTCGCCATCGACGCGACGGTCGCGAATGTGACCCGCGAGTAGTTGTTGCCGGCACCGGAGAAGCTCGCGCTGTTGGCTTGTGTCGTTGTGTCCGTGCCCTGCGTCATCGACTCTGCTTGAAAATAGAACGGCGTCGCTGAGGGGGTACCGCGGCGGCGCGATGCGAACAACGACACTATGTTGGATATGCCGACGCTGGCCGGGAATGAAATCAGCGCCGGGGACTCCACATCGCCCTTCACCCCGATCACATCGACGAAACCACCATTCGAGCCAGCCGCCGGGTCCGCGGACACCGTCACACCCGACACCGGGGTCTCCAGCAGGCCGTAAGCGAAAGGTTCGGCGGGGATCTCCAGGGTGATCTCGGTATTCGCGGTGAGCAGCAGCCGCAGCATCCCCAGCACGAAACTCGGGGCCCGGAAGGTGCGGAAGAACACTGGCGACGTGGCGCCGTGCACTTGCACCTTCAGGATGTTCCGCGGCCGGTTCAACTCGCGGGCCAGATTTTGGATCGCGGTGGCCGCGGCGTCGGTCGACGCTGCGTACACCAGCTTGAGCGGCAGCTTCAGCGTCCGGTTGCCGAACGCCCCCGCGGCGATCTGGTCGCCATCCTGCAACAGCGTCGACGCGACGGCCTCGCGGAACGGCGGCGGCGACAAGTCGATGCCACTGTCAGAGATCATCAGGTTCGAGCTCGCGCTGTTCAGATCCAGTCGCACCGTCGGAGACGCGGCGATGGAATCCACGAACTGGATCACCGACGCCATCAACCGCTCCTCGAGTACAGGCCGGCCGTCTGAGCCGATCCGCGCTGTACTGCGCCCATCCCGGACAAGACCACGCGCCCCATCTCCTGGCCGATGGCCAAGATGTCGGCGGGGTGTATGCGTATCGGCATGTCCGCCGGACGCACCGGCTCCGGCTGCCCGGTCCCGTTGTGCACCAGCGAAATCCCCGTGGGCAGCATGCCGCCCTTGTCGTATGAGATCAGCGACCGCGGATTGACCCGCCGCCCGTTACGCCGCGCCTCGAAGTGCAGATGCGGACCCGTCGAGTTGCCCGTCGAGCCGACTCGCCCGATCTGCTGGCCCGCCCGGACGAACTGACCGTTGCGGACGAACATCCGCGACATGTGCGCATACAGGCTGCCCCAGCCGCCGGGATGGCCCAGGATCGTGTGGATGCCATATGAGGTGGCCAGCCGCCGAGCAGCGGTAACCACACCCGAACGCACCGCATAGATCGGCGTGCCCATCGCAGCCGGGAAATCGACCGCCGGGTAACCATGGCCGACTGGACCACGCCCGACCCGATACCGGCCGCGCGGCAGCGGGAACCCGGCCGGGCCCATCGTGCCGGCCTCGAACGCCTTGGCGATCTGCTTCTGCACCGCGGCCTTCGTCTGGCCGACAAAGTCGGTGGCCAGATCGGAGATTTTGCTGGCGTCCAAGCCCAGGGTCTTGATGTCCAGGGCGCCGCCCATGGCCTGGCTGGCGTGCGACGTGACACCGGACAGGGGTCCGACGCCGCCGACACCCATCGAAATCCCGGCGCCGCTGGCACCGCCTCGACCGCCCGCGCCGCCGAACTCGAGGTTGCCGTAAGTCTTGACGTTGACCTTGATATCCTCGTCGCTGATCCCGTCGAGAGTGTTGTTGACCTCCCGCTTGAAATCCTCGAACGCGTCGTGCGCGTCATCGAGCTTCTCGCCGAGCCCCGGCACCCAGCCGAACGCCTTCTCCGCGCCTTGCAGGATGGTGTCGACAACGGTGAGCCAAGTCGTCACCCACGACTTGAAGATGGGCTTGAGGAACTGATTCCACATAGAGTCAGCAGCATCGACGATGAAGTCGAATGTTGGCTTGAGGAAGTCGTTCCACATCGACTCGGCGGTCTCACCGACGAACTCCAGTGCTCCGGAGAAAGCCTCGAAGATCGGCTTGAGGAACTTCTCCCACATCGACTTGGCCGACTCGACAACGAACTTGAAAACGCCGTCGACGATGTCGCGGAACGTCTCAGACTTCTTGTAGGCGATGACCAGGCCGACGACCAGCGCGGCGATGGCGCCGATGACCAGCCCGATCGGGTTCGCCAGCAGAACCGCATTGAACACCGCCACGGCGGTGATGACGGTCTTGATGAACATGAACGCCTTGAAGGCGATGACGGCCGCCCCGATCGCCGCCACGAACGGCAGGATGACGTCCTTGTTCTCCCTGATCCACTTACCGAAGTCGATCAGCCGGGGAACGACCTCGTCCTTGACGAAGCCGAATAGCTCCTTCAGCGTCGGCAGGGCGTTGGTCTTGAAGGAATCCCACAGTTCCCCGCCGATCCGCTCGGCGGTTTCCAGCGCCTTCGGAAGATTCTCACCGAGCCACTTCGCGGCGTCCTCGATGAACGGCAGCATCTTGGCGCCAATCTGCTCGCCGAGGTTCCCGACGATGACCTTCAGCTTGTCCATCGGGCCGGCTGCGGCCTCGGCCGCGCCGCCGAACTCATCGCCGAGCTCGGCGAGGATGAGTTTCTGGGCGGCCATCACATCGCCAGACTCGACGAGGGTCTTGATCTGTTCCTTCTGTTCCTTGGTGAACGACACGCCGACCCGCTGCAGAGCGGTGACGCCCTTGATCGGGTCGTTCAGCGCCTTGCCCAACTGGATCGCCGAGGACTTGGTGTCCTGCCCCAACGCGACCGACATGTCGGTGACAATCTGGTTGGCCTGGTTGAAGATGTCGTTGCCCTTGCCGACCTCGTTGCGGACGTTCTTGAACGTCAGCAACAGGTTCGCCCCGGACTGGATCGCCTCGTCGTCCACGCCGGTCTTGTTGGAGATCGCCGTCGCCAGCTTGTTGACCTGATCGGCGCTGACATTGGCCGCGCCGCCGGTGGACTTGATCACCTGCGCGGTCAGGCGGCTGATCTTCGCCGACTCGGCCGCGTCCTCGACGAACCCCTTGAACAGCGAGAAGCCGCCGACCGCTGCCGCCGCGGCAACGATCGGCGCGAACATGGTACGAGCGGCACCGCCGATGCCGGTGCGGAAACCGCCGCCGAACGACTTCGACATTCCCATGCCCATCTTGTGGGCATCGACGCGCCTGATCTTCTTGGCCAGATCAGGTCCGAAGTTCTTGGTCTCAGGCTTGACCTCAACAAAGACTTCAGCGAGGGACGCCATCAGCCAGCCCCCTCAAGTCTCAACGGTTGTTGATCTCATCAGCAGCCGGCCGCAAATGAGGTTGAGCCGGAGTGTCGTCGGTGCCGAGTTCCACTAGCGGACCCCAGAAGGCGATCCGGGTATCCCAGCCGACCCGGTAGAAAGCGATGCCGCGATCAAAGGCGCTCTCGACCCTGATCGATCTGCGCATCAAGCCGGACACATGTACCGCATTCGACTTGCCCAACTTCTGCACTTCACGAGCCACCACGCGAACCTGCCGCTTAACCTCGGGCACCTGAGTGAGCGCTTCGATCGCGTTCCGGCGGATCCGACCGATACGTAATCCAGCCATGGCCGGCTTCACCTCAACCCGAGCGCACGCAACAACTCCTGGCGGTCCTGGTCCTCCGGTTCAACCGGCTTGAGTTCCTCGAGCAGCCATTCGTCAAACAATTGCCGCTGATGGTCCGGGTCGACCATCTCGCTCTTGCCATTCGACGCAATCGCCAAAGCCACCGACGCCTGATAGTGCGCCAGCGCACGAGCCTCGACACGGTCAGCGAGCAGCGCATAGACGACGTCGCAGACGTCGCCGAAACTCAACTGGCGCGGGCCGCCTGGTCCGCCTCGGTTCGGCGCACCAGCAGCGCCAGATCCGGTCGGCCTTGCTTCTCGAGTCGGCGCACAACCAGCGAGGACGAGTCGGCCGTCGAGTTCCCACTGATAGACGGCGGCCCATCCGATGAGTCGGAGGACCGCTGGGTAGGGCGCTCGGCCATTGTCTCGATGGCCTGCTTGACCACGGCCATCAGTTCCTCGCCGTCAGCGCGGTGTTTGGTGGCGGCGGTGGTGAACTTAGCCCAGTCCTCGTCGATTAGGCACTGCTCCATCAGGTCGTACATAGCGACCAGGCCGTCCATGTCGTTGGAATCGACGCCTTCTTGGGCTGTCTTCGCGAATCGCATCAACGGCATCAGCCCGATCTTGTCGGCAATGCGATACGTCTCGCCGTGAAACTCGACGGTCTCACCGCTCATGTCACACGACCGTCCCGGAGCGGGCAGTACCCGCCGAGTACACGATGAACGACTTCGCAGCGGCGGGACGCTCCAGACTGAACTGGACCGGGATGAGCGCCTTGTCCGGGGCGCGGCGGAACGCCGATTCGATCGCCGATGCATTCAGGCACTGGCGCGCGATGATCCGTGTGGTGGCGTCCAGCGACTCCCAGCCGATCATGCTCCGGGTTACATCCGCCGGGTCCGGCGGCTCCAGGGATGTCAGCGCGGTCGCCCCGGTGCCGGAGACCAGCGTCATGGTTCCGCCGTTCATCGCATACTTGAGTTTCTCCAGCGTGTAGTCGGCCATGGAGAACGCGAACGAGCCGGACGCCTCGGTAACCGCGTAGGCGATCGGATCGAACAACTCGGCGACCCGGATGGCCTCGGAGGTCATCTCGTAGGAGAAGGTCGAACCTTCTTCGGTGGCGCCGATCGGCACCCATGCCGCCGCCCATGAATCGGTGAACACAGAACCGGCCACCGTGTTCGTGGGCAGTGCAGTGCCGATTGGGGCACGGAACAGGTAACCCGGATCCTTGAGGATCGTCGGCGTTGCGATGGTAGGCATCGGTTGTCAGCCCTTTCTACTGGGTGGCTTCTTGGCCGGCCTTGGTGGTGCGCTTGGCCACCTGATCCGGGCTGACCACGTCGCGTTCGACGTGGGAGACGGGGACGGCTTCACCGCGGTTGAACGCGCGGACGCCGCCGATGTCGATCGCCTCGAGGGCTACGTACACGCCCCACTCGGCCAGAGCGTCGCGCTCAGCGTCGTCCGCGGTACCGGCTGGGGCATCTGGGTTCACAGGCTTGTCAGCCATTGTGTGTTCCTCACGGGTTGGTTTCGATGAGCAGGTCGAGGATGAACCGCGCCCGGCCGGTCGTCGGGTCCGGATTCGGGATGATGGTCGCCGGCGCGGCGTTGGAGATGTCCCCCGCCGTCCACGAGCCGCGCAGATCACGCGTGACGGCGCGCACGGTGCGGATGATGGTCTGCGCGTTCGCCGCATCGGTGGCCGTATTCCCAGCACCCCACACGTCCACCTGAACGCGGGCGTTGCCGGTGTGCCATTCGAGTTCGACCTCGTCGACCACGGTGAGCACCAGCAGCGGCCACGTCGGCGAGCCGGGGATACGGTCGTAGATGCGGGTGCCGACCAGCGCGGTCAGCGACGCTTGGGCAAGCAGGGCCTCACGGGTCAACGCCAGCGCGTCAGGAAGCAGCGAGACAGGCATGTAACCTCCTGCCCTAGCCAGCGCGTGTACTACGTGGTAAATGTGTCGACAAAGGGGGCGGACATGAGAACGATCCTCGGAGGGTTACTGCTTGCGGCTTCGCTCACTGCCTGCGGTGGCGGTAGCGAACAATCGCCGGCCGAGCAATCCGGATGCGATAGTCCCGCGGCGAGCGAAACAGACGAACTGTACGTTCAGGAGGTGTTCGACTGCAGCGACGGCGGACGGTTGCTCATCTTCGCCGACAACACGGCGCGGGACTCATTCGTCGAGATCGCTGAGGGATTCGGTGGTAAGTACACGACCGGTGACGGCTGGGCCTACGAGCAGCCCTAGCCGCCGGTGACGAGCTGAACCACCAACTCAAGGTGATGCTCGCCGCCCCGCAGCCGCCACCGCTTCGGCTGGCCGTCGATCTCATAATCGACGCCTCGGAAGCGGATCCGGTCGGTCGCCACTACGTCGGCGTCGGCGTACAGGAACACCTTCCACTGCGACTCGGTGCGCTGCTGCTGCACCAAGTCTTCCTGAACCGTCATCGGCTGGAACTCGCACGCCAACTCGACCGTGGCCGGCGCGGTCCAATCTGGCACCTCGGCACCGTATGCACCGACCGCGACGGTAGCGCGTAGACGCGTGCACGTGTCGTGGAGCTGGAACGGCAGGTACATCAGGCGATCCCCATCGGCGAGTCCCGAACGTAAGGGATCGCCCTCAGGAACGCCGCAGGATTACCCGAAACCAAGCCCGTCAGGTCCATCGACTCGGTGCGCAGCGACCGTGCAGTGACCGCCACGCCGCCGACCTGTTCAGTGGTGACATCCACTGAAATCCCCGCCTGGATGTCCTGCGCCACGTCCAGCGTCGCTTGCTTGATGGGCTCTGGCACCGCTTCCCAGCCCCACTTGGCCGTGATGGTGATCAGCGCCCGGCGGCCGCGGGTCGTGTATGGCCAGACTCGGTCCACGGTGAACAGGTCGAAGAACGGCCAGCCGGGCTGCCCGTTGTAGACCCCGTCCCACGGCCGGGGCTCGACGTCGGCGACAGTCCACGCCGTGCCGTCCACATCGATGGCGAGATCCGTCGTAGTCCAGAAGTCATCCGTGGCGAGACGGTACCAATCGACGGCACGGTAACGCCGCGCTACCGCTGTCTCGGTGCGGTTGAACTGGCGACCGGTGAACAGCTCGACGGCCCGTGACGCAGCATTGACGAGGTCGCCGAAGAACCCGTCGTTCGGCTTGTTCAGCCGCGCCGCCAGGTCTTCGCCCGTCACATACGGGTCGCCGATGGCCACCGGTCGCCTCTCCCGTCACTTCTGCCGGAGCAGGGTGGCCGTTCCGTCGGCCACGGTGGCGCCCACAGCTGGAGCCGATGGAGCCGAGGCGGCCGTGGTGCCGGCCACCGTGACGATGAACTTCTCGCCACCGGTGAATTGGATCTCCTGGTTCAACGTGACAGCGGTGGTGTTGGCCCGCAGTACCCGCCGCAATGGCCGGCCTACGAAATCCGCAGTCGAGGTGGTGGCCCGGCCGAGCGAATCGAGCGAGTTGCTTGCCGGGGTCACCAGGTCGCGGCCGAGGTAGTCCTCACGGAACGTGGTCGTCGCCATAAATCAGTCCTCCTCGCTGGCCTTGAGTTCGTCGACCAGGTCCTGCTTGGTGAACTGCTCGAGCTCTTCCCGCGTGCCGAGACCGGCATCTTCGGCCAAGCCGACCAGTTCGTCCTTGCTGAGTGCCATGGATGCCTTGACCTCAGCGGGCTCTGACTCCGACCCCGCCGCTGATCCCGACTCCGACTCAGGCTCGGCCTCATCGAGATTGGCACCGTTCTCGGCAGCGACCTGCCGGAAGTGCGCCTTGAGGTCTTCATCCGTTGCCTGCGCATACAGGTCGGCGAGCTGGGCCAGGTCGATCGACCCGGCCACTCGCCCGTACTTGTTGACGATCACGTCACGTTCACGATCTCTTGGACGCCGCCGGTCTCGACGGTCATTGGCGTGAAGTAGCCCGCGTAGGCGACCTGCACACCCAGCACCGACGGCTCAGTGGCCTGCAGCTGGCCGACTCGCTGCTCGTACACCTCGACCGCGGCCGAGGAGAGCACGATCCCGTACGTGGTAGCCGGTGCGCTGGAAAGCCCAGCGGACACGTACACCGGGATGCCGGAGATGCTGCCGACCAGACCGGAGTTGAAGTCGCCGGCGTTGAAGCCGGTCGACTGGGCGTTCTGCGGGTTGACCGGCGCGAACACCGAACCCCACGCGCCGAGCTTCGACGGCGGCACACCCAGCGCGACCCGGCCCTGTCCCTTGGTGGCGGTATAAATGTTCGCCGCCGCGGTCCACAGCCCAGTGGCGAGTTCGGCCGCCGTGGCACTGCCTGCCGCGCCTCCGAGCTCGACCGTGTTCGTGCTGGCGATCAGCGCCGCACCGAGAGCCGCCTCGGTCTGGATCGCGTACTGCGCGGCCAGATCATTGACGATCGCGTCGAGCATCGACGGCGACGAGAAGTCCAGGTTCTGCCGGGACACGTTGACGTAGCCGCCGTAGGTGACCGCATTGCCGGTCAACCGGGTGATGGTCATCTTCTGGCTGGACAACTCGGTCTTCTCATCCGCAGCCGCACCGGCAGAACCCTGGACGGCGACCGTGGTGTGCTGAGTGACCTTCGGCCGATACCAGGTAGCCGACGGCATGTCCCGTGGCCCAAGGAAGGCCACCAGCGGACGGGCCGCATCGATGAAGTTGAGAACCCCGCCGACGATCGGGTCGGGAATGACGCCGAGGTTGTCCGAGGTCTTCTGGTGAGCGGCGGCGCGAGTGAATAGTTCGAGCCGCTCCATCGCCGACTTCGACCCGGTCTGCGCGGCGATGTAGTCCACCAGGTAGGCGCCGGTGGACCGGTACTCGACCGGGCCGGTGTCGACCTCGCGGCGAAGCCGCATCATCTCATGGCCGTACTCCCGGGCCTTCTCCCGAGCCTGGATCATCGTTGAGCGGGACTCGACGAGTGTCTTGAGCTGCGCGTTGATGTTGTCGATCCGAGCCTTGGAGGTCTGGATCAACTCAGTCTCGTTGTCGGACAAGTCGCGGCTGGCTTCTTGTGCGGCGGCGATGAGTCCCTGGTTGAAGGCGTTGCGCTCCTCGAGCTCGCCTTCCAACCGGGCGATCATCGCATCCGACTGATCGGTGTGATCAGTGGGCATGATGCATCCCTTTCTAGGAAGCGGGGGTTGATGAGGAACGACGCCCTGCCAGCGTCGTGCGACTACCGCCCTACCGGCGGCAGGTGGACAAGCTCAGTCCTGCAATCCGAGCAGAGTGAGAACCTTGTCCAGATTGGGTGTGGGCTGAACAGCTTCCTGCTCAGTCGGGAGCCCCTGTTCCTGCCGAACGGCGAGCACCCCTACTCCTCGATACGCAGGATTAGGTACCTGCGCTAAGTGATCCATGAAAGCTCTCTTGATCCTGCGCGTTTCCTTTCGCAGGATCTGATCCGACCGGCGGACCAACATGCCCACCGATGGTTTCAATATGCCATCTGCGGACAGCCGCAATGTCTCATTCCCGAGTGGTGTATCCGAGACATACACGTTGGCAATCAGGCCAGCTGGATCATCAGTGCGCCAAGAGACAACCTTGCCGAAGGTGCGAGAATAATCATGATCGCGGTTTGCTGACACATGCTCATCGCGAGTTTCAATCCCATCGAACGCACCAGGCGCCACAGTCTCGATAACCATCCGGTCGCCGTATGGAACGACTGCCTCCTGGTCATATGGGATTGCAAGTAACTCCATGATTCGCTCGGCAAAATCAACCTCCAGCAGTTGCGCCGCGCGGATCTCCACCGGTTCGTTAGTCGGCCGACTGCGGTTACCGGTACCTGGGAACTCGCCCATCGCCGCCGCCTGCGTCATCGCCTTCTTGCGGGCAGCCGTCTCAGACTCCTCGTCGCCGGCCGTGTAGACGTAGCACTTGCCGGCGTCTCCCCACTTCCAACCGGGCTTGCCGTCGGCTTCGCATCGCTTCAGCGGCATGGTCTACTCCTTCCAACGGGCAACGCCCGCGAGGAACCAACCGAAGTTCGAGAGCCAGCGACGCCACCAAGTGCGGTTCCGTTGCACTTGATCAATCACCGATAGAACGAAGTCCAAACGTTCATCCAGTTCGCCTTCGAGTCTCACGACCGGCCACCTCCCGTCAGCGCCTCGGCCGACTCCGTACCGATGAAGCGCTCCATGGTCCGGATCTCCTCACGATCAAGCACGCCGATCGCCACCAACTTCTCGTATGCCTCGGCCCGCTCCTTGAACGCCGGCCGTGAATACTCATCGCGGTTCAACTCGGCCGACTGGCCACGCGGCAACGCCCAACCGGACAACGCCGACATCACGTGCACCGCTTTCGGCTTCAAACCCGCCCGGTCATGGAAGTCGAACAGGCTCGACACGTTGCTGTAGGTCATCGAATCCCCGCCGGACGGCAACCCGAGCAAAAACGGCGGCACACCGAGCAGGATCGCGATCCGCGACTCGTTGAACTGCGCCAACTCCAGCAGCGCCATGTCCTGCGGCGTCATCTGCAACTGCTTGGCGGTCACCCCGCCGGACAGCACCGCTGGCTTGCCCAGGTTCCGGGTCCGCGAGTCCCACCATTGTTGCAGCAGGTCGTCGGCTTCGGTCTTGGTCAGCCGCCGCGGCACCTCGAGTGCGTAGTACGGGATGCCGCCACCCTCGGCGATCTCCGTCGCATAACGGGCCAGCACCCCGGCCGCGACCAGGCGGGCCTTGCCAGACTCGAGCGGGCCGATGCCGCGCGCTGAGTCCGTCGTCGACTTGTACCGGATGTGCAGAATCTCGCTCGTCACATCCAGCGAACCGAGAGTGTACTCACGGCGGCCGTCCCGCATCTCTGCATTTATCAGCCACTGCGGGATCACCCGGAAGTTGTATGGCAGGTTGTCGGCAGTTCGGGCCATCGGAAGCACGAACGCCTCACCGAGTTGGAACTCCCAGAACACCTGCTTGGCGAACTCATGCCAGGAGGTGTAAATCGTCGGATCCGGGTTCATCATCCACGTCGTCGGCGGCAACACTGCGCGATTACGAGTCCGGTACACCGGCATCGCCGAGAGCACCGAGGAGTTCAGGTCCAGCGCCGCCCACGCCGTGTCCACGAGCTCCTCAAACTTCGGGCCCATCTGCCCCCACGCGGGCGTGGCCCAACTGGCCGGCCACCCATCCCACGGCGACGTGACCACCGCGGCCATCCGGTTGTTGCTCGACTCGGCATCCTCGAGCTCGAACCCATCCGGATCGCCCGGCGTGTACGTCGGCCCGACACTATCCGGGTCGCCCACCGTCGCGTTCGGAGTCGCACCAGCCCCGGTGAGCCAGTCCCAGAAACCCATGGCCCACCCAAACCTCTCAGTAGATCGCCGGTAGAAGCGCATTCATGCGGGCGGCAGTGGCAGCCCATGCCGCAGCTTTCAAAGCACTGGCCGGAGTCATCGAACGAACTCGCGGCCCATCCACGCCGGGTGAAGTACGCAAGGCCAGCACCTGACTGGTCAGATCGGCACCACCGTCGTGGATCAGAACACCATCGGCGAGCAGCCTGCCCAGGTCCTCGACCGCAGCCCGAACTGTGCCCTTCTGCGGCGTAGTGTCGATT